TCCGTTGTAGACATAATCAAAAGTGTCTCTGTTTTCAGGAGTCACCTGAACCTTAAAGTATCGACTATCGTTGAACACCAGTACCCCGTGCCTAAGCTGGTAGCGACCCTGAGCCACCATAGTCTGTCCTCTGCCACTGGCACTAGGTGCGCGGAGCTGGGGCCGAGAGACATCATAGGTCATGGTGTAGGGAACCCCGATGAACACTGGCTGGTTGGTGTAGTTTCCATTGACCACTAAGGAAGTGCCCGATTTAGAATCCACATCCAGCAGAACGCCCTCTGGCAGCTTCCTCTCTACAGTTCCCTGAGGGTTAGTCCCAATGACATTCTGGTTACTCCCTGCATCTGCATGAGGCCGGGACACGATTTGGATTGTATCGTTGTCTACGTTGTAGGGGCTAGTAAACGTAGTGGTGTCATTAGCGGAGCTATAGGTTCCCCCAGATAGCTCTGCTCGGCGGTCTAGCAGAGTCACATACTCACTACCAGTGTCCTGCTGACCTGCCTCAATATCCATCGACTCCAGATAAACACCATCACTGCGCTCGATCACCACATACAAAGTGGAGTCAATGAAGTCGGTGTTTAAGACAGTTGTTCCAGAGCCGAAGTCGAACTTAAACCAAGCTGATTGGAGTTTATCAGAGCCGTTAAAGAAGTATTTATAGACGTAGACTCCATTGGTGAAGCCATCGGTCTGTGCAACAAGGATTTGCTCATTATCCGCAGCCGTGATCTGGGTCAGGTTTCCGCTGAGATACTTGGGAACTTGGGCAGTTATGTCAGCCCCGTCGAAGAACTGGGTGTCAGGGTTAATAAAATACTCCTGAACACCACTGAACTCATTGCGCGGGAACCCAAAGTATACGTTTCTACCCACGGCTACAGGGTCAGCCGAAGTGGAGACTGTGTAAGCTGTGGACTGCTGGATTGACACGGTTTTAGGCGTGAGAAGATCAGCAGCTTGTAGGGTAAACTGAGTCTGGTCAGCAAACAGCACAAGGCGGTCATAGAACGGAACCGCAGCAAACAACACGCTAACCTTGGTCGAACTCGTACCAATATCAATCATGTCCGAGTCAAGGAGTTGTGTGACTGTAGTGCGCCAGAAGTTAAAGTATTCGGAGGCTTCGCTAAAGATGACATTCTCATCCGCTACGAAACCAAGACGGTTCTTGAAGAAGAATACATCTTTGATCTTCTTGCCTACAAAGGAAGCTGCTGGGTTAGTATCGTCATCCCCTACCAAGCGGTAGGCCCAAGTAGCTTGCTCAAAGGTAAATGTCCCGTCTGCATTACGGACAAGCTGGTGAGGCATCAAGGAAGCGTCATACTCCTTATCAATGCCCGGAGCTGCTGTTTCCTCCCACTGACCTGAGCCTCCGGTTCCATCGTCAGCTACAAACTTAACCCAGTATTCATCTCCAGCCTCTTCAGGGTCTCCCACTACCTTAATGATGTAGCCGTGCTTATGCTCAACAGGGAGGTCAGCAAAGTTCTGCACTGACCCAGTGACGTTCTTAATGAAGTCTCCAGCTTTTGAGTCCTCTACTGAGCAAGTGAAGGCAGCAGCGTCATTTTTGACTATGTGAAGCGTAGACCCAAACTGAGTAACTGTAAAAGTTCCAGAACCTATTTGAGTTCTTAAATTAGTTGCAATAGTTTCTGGCTGGCTGCTAGAGGTGACGCTTGTAGAGGTAGTATAAGAATACTCTGTACCGTCTAGGATTACTCTGTAGGTTACGTTATAGTCACCCTGAGCAATAAACACAGAGGCTTCTTCGCCTTGCGTAGTTGTCTGAGCTGAACCTACAGCTACCGTCTTGGTCTTATTAAGAACAAACGTGTAGTCAGCTACGGTCAGGCACTTGATGTCTGAATTAGGGGTAGTGGTTGTTATGTATCCTACCCCGTCAGGAGTGGTTACAGTTTTCTCAGTCCCGTTAATGTCAAAGACTTTGACTGAGTTGTTCTGAAAGATAACCACATACCTCTCGTTCAAGTCCCTGTTAATGGTGTGGACTTTGGTATCCCCTACGCTCCCCGAGATAAGCTGAGAGATGTGCTTGAGGGGAGGACGTTTAATAAGCCCCTCCACCAAAGAGCTGTACCCATTGATCTGTTCTTCAGATTGAGAACCATACCGGAGTCCATCAGCTTGCTGACTAACACCAGATACTAGGTTCGGGATGGAGGTGGATATTAAGGACATTAGCGATTGATGACGTTGTAGGCGTCCAGATTATCAAAGATGGTATAATCGGCGGTTTCATCATCGTAGTCCTTTAGAGTGGCTAGAGCGGTAGCTTCGTCAGCCGCCAGCACCCTCAATAGGTCTTGAGAACCCACCACACGGTCTTGGAAAATGCGACTAGCCCGAACAGTAATGTAGTTGCGAGCAGGTTGGGGAAGGTTGGTAAAGTCAAGAAGAAGGACAATTTCCCCCTTCAGGTCTTGTGTAAATACAAATGAATGTTCTTTGCGGTCATACATTTTGTTCCCGCGCTGAACAATGTCTAAGGTCGGATACAGCTCCGTCTTAATGTCGAACCGAACAGCCGTAGCAGGTAGGTTGATATGGCCGTTACCGTCCTTGGTGATGGTATATTCAGGCTCAGTGTTGAAGTGCCACCCTCGGGACTGCACATCCCTGCTCACTTCATCAAGGATTTGCTTAGCTACCCGAGCGTCTGCTGTAGTTGCTGTATCTAGCTGGTTGATCGGGGCTTCCCCAATCGCAGACAGCATTTGGTTAACGGCTTCGAGTTCAGTGCTTAGTGTAAGACTCATATTTTAACTTTATAAACTACGCTAAAAAGAGGGGGCTGCAAGCTAAGATTGGGGAAGGAGCGGGATGAGGGCTTCCCGAAAACCCATCCAGATAACTTGCAACCCCCTTGCTAATTAGACGTTACGGATTTCCACAGCGCACTCCGGACGGAGGATGCCGTGACCCATAGCGTAACGGGCAACAAACAAGCTACCTTGGAACTCAATCTTCCGCTCAGATTCGAGCTTCAGGTCGAGCAGCTTCACAGTACCAACCGCACCCTTTTGGAAGGCGAGGATTTTGGTATTGCTGAAGTCACCATCGTAGGTGTTGTTTGCACCAGTTTCAGCCGAGATGTTGGAGCTAGGCAGGTTGTTGCTGGCAATAACACGCATACCAGCCACTTTGACCACTTCGCCTTCAACATAGCTACCCACAGCGTTAGCATTGCCAACGGCAGCGAGGTGCTGCACAAGCAGGTAGTATTCGGTTGGAGCCATCACCGCAAAACGGTCATTGCTCGGAACATCCTTCTCATCGAGAAGCTCGGCAGCGTCGTAGATAGCGTCAGCAATCTCCGAACCAGTGTCCAGACCAGAAGCACCCTTATCGAGCTGCGAACCACCATTACCACCAGTGATGGTAGCGGAGGCACGGGCTGCAAGAGCAACAACCTGAGCAACGGTTTGGTCATGCTTCTTAGCCAACGCACGGCCCAACTCAGTCGTGTAGATAGAGCGGACATCGTAGTGATTCATGGCTTCATCCAGCTCATAAATCATGGTGTTAGCGGTAAGCATCGAGTCGATGTTGATGACCTTCTCGTTAGCTTTGATCTGAGACAGGTAGCTATTGCCGCTGTCCAAGATGTTCTCACCCGCAACGTGGTAAGCAGCCGAAGCCACACCAGTTACAGGGAATTGGGCCGACTTGCCCTGAGAAATAGTACGCACGACATGAAGAGGCTTAAACACGTTTTCGGTTTCAAACGTGGTCAGCACTTCGCCAGCGAACTGTTTCAGGAACAAGGCGGTGTTAGAGCCAGACGCATTGATCTGACCTAAACGTGAGGGAGTAGTAGAACTCATTCTCGTTTCCTTTGTTCAGTTTTTCAGTTGTAAATGTCCACAAGCACCCGCTTGCAGAGCTGGTTACTGCTGGTCACATCGTCTTTTAGCCGACTCCAGACAACGATTATCCGCCGTAACGGGTCGAAGGGCGTTCAGAACTAGCAGTTCGATATGCCTTGCTTAGTAATCCTAGTAGTTAACTAGAATTAAGTTACCATAGAAGTCAATCCATTTGTGGATTATTTTTGAGACTCGATTTGTTGTTCGAGTTTATTGATGTAAAAACCTAATGCTTGTACGAAGGCAGCTCCTTCTTCAGATTCCACTGCCATCTCCATGCCTATCGGGTGCTGCTCCGCTATCTCCCTGAACCCGTCCAACTTCACGCTCACGCCGCAGCCTCCGCTCACGAGCAGCAGCAATAAGATCAATAATAGCTTTATCTTTCTCATCTTTTCTTTGTTGAGCAGCACGGGCTGTTTGAATATCCCCTAACCGCTCCAGTGCCTCCAAAATTTTTGGCACAGCACGAAGAGCGGCTAGGAGTTCTGTAATCATTTCTTCTCAATCTCAGCAGCTTTGACCGCCCCTCTGGAATTGGAGTATCCAAGAGCTGCCAAGGCACTAGCAACGAAGGCTATTGATTTTTCAATACCTGAGGTTCCGGTCTCAGCGATTACACCGCTTCCATAGGCCAATCCTATTAGAACTGCTATCGTAGAGAGCCAGAACTCAGTAGTTTTATATCCGGGTTTGTCCATTTTTTCTCCTTTGTTTGGGTTAATTAAGAATATCAGACACCGCTAGTCGGCGTTCTATATCCTGACGGTATGCAGGGTCACTGTGGTATCGAGGGTCTCCCATTAGCTCCACCAGCTCAGCGTTGCTACGGATAGCCTTACCCTTGCCGTCACCCTTCTGGCCTGTAATTAGCTTGGGAGCAGACCCTTCACCAGTGGCAGCTTGGTAGCGAGCATACATTCCCTGCACAGCTACCTGAGCGTCAGCTTGTGTCCCGCTCATTACAGAACGGTTATAGGCATCAAGTTCAGCCTCAGGGACGTTCTCCTTGGCCCACTCAATCATCGAGTTAAAGTTCTCTTGTCCTCCAATGGAGTCCACGACAGCCGCTTCTTCTCGGGAGTTCAGAGCCTCTTGACCAGCTATGTAGCCATCCACTAGCTCTTTGGGGTAGCCCATCTCAGCTAGTTTGTCGTAGCTCTCTTTGGTCAGCTCTCCTTGATCTTGGAGTTCTTGGGTAAATGGAGCAAACTTTTCAAACCACTCACCACTTTCCTCCTCCTGCTTGGGAGCTTCCTCTTCGGTAGTCTCTGCTTCTTCTTTGGGTTGCCCTAGTTTGCTCTCTAGTTCCTTGTAGGCTGAGGCTAAATCTTCAGCACTTTGGAACTTTTCTGGAAGCCACTCAGGGCGGTCAGAGGATTCAACGGCTGCTGTCTCCTCAGAAGCCGCTTCCACAGTGGCAGCGTTTTCTGGGTCAGCAGTAGGTTGATTAGGTGCTTCCGCACCGGGTATTTCCGGTTGGACTTCAACGATGTCAGACATGATTCTCCTTCTTGTTTAGGTTGCCCTCAAGCCCTCATTTTACTTTTTATTAAGCCTGAGGAGATTCAGGTTCAGCGGGAGCTTCGCCTTGGTCGGCCATTCCCACTTCAGTAGCAGAGCGGATAGCCTGTGGCCCTAGCTTCTCAGCCATCTGGGCCATCATCATCTGCTGCTGCTGCTCTTGCATTTCCGCCTGAACATCCTCCTGAGAGCGGATAAGCCCCTCGGTATCAATGCCAAGCGAAGTGGCTCGGCGGTTCAGGTAATCAGAAACATTCACATACTGCTGGATGGCTTCAGGGCCAAAGATTTGACCAACACCAGCCACGAACATATCCAGCTTATTAAGATCATTGCCACGGCCAAGGGCTTCTACACCCGTGACAATCATTGGCTTAACCAGCTCACCCTTAGGCAGCTTTGGAAGGCGTTTCTCTTTAGCCATTCGATCCATGATCCGAGTGACTAAAGGAAGCTGGAACTCTTGGGACAGGATAGAGTAAGCACCGCCAAGGGCTGACTCTAGCTCCTGAGCCATGAACCGGATTTCCTCAGCAGTAACTCGCTCGGCGTTCCGCTGCACGGCAGCATTCAACAGGAACGCAAAGCTAAGTCTCTGCTCGATGGCCTCAGCCACCTCCTTGGCAACCCGTAGGTCAGCATACTTTTCAAGCTGCATGACGCTTACATCACTGCTCCGGCCCGAGACAAATGCCCCAGATGGGCTTTCAGCCAGAGCCTTGGCCTTGGTAGTTCCATTAGGATCAACCAAGATTTTGATGTTAGCTGATGCTGCCGCCAGCTTGACAATGCTTTGGGTAAGGGCTTCGAGACTCTTTAGGTCTCCAAGGTACTCCTCAACCAACCCACGGCCATAGTCCTCACCGTCCACCCGACTGTACCTGAGAGCGATGTAAGGGTTATCTTCTTCCTTAAAATATCCTTCAGTGCCGGGGATAGCGTTACCTTCTACCTCTTGCCAGACGTAGAAGCGGCCATCATCTTCTCGGCACACTGCCGTATACAGCTCAACGGTAGGCTCACTATGGCCTGACTGACGCTGTAACGCCTCCACATTTATCTGGCTCCTTACCTCTTCAGGCAGGGCAGTAGGAGAGATTGTTTCCTTGGTAGCTATGTGGAGTACATTGCCAAACGGGTCACGCTTAACGATGTAGTTCTCCAACTGGAACACACGGATGCCCCCTTCCTTGGGCGTGAACACAAGCACATTGCCACTGACCACCAAGTGCTTGAGAGCCTCGAACACGGGCACACGGAGGGCAGAAGTCTCCACCTCACGCATGACTGTACGTTCGATTTCGGACAGAGCCTTCTCTAGTTCTGTCTTAGATTCATCATCCCCGCCCATCTCTCGCAGCTTGTACCTATCCACACTGAGCCGAAAAAACGGGGAATTAGGTGGGAATAGTGTCAATAACAGCTTAGAGGCAAGATTGTTGACACCCCTAGCTCCGATGCCTTGGTAGGGAGTCTCGTACTTAGTGGCGTAGGAGTGACCCTCTGGCGGGACAAGGGTAGGGATAGTCAACTCAGCACAGTCCCTAGCCCGTTCAAGGTAGGTCTGTCTGAGCGTTTCGCACTCACTATAGAGTGATTTAGCGGTCTTGCCGTTATACATAGGCTACACTGGGATATTTAAACCAGCAGTCCCAGAAGAGCT